TTCCGCCGCGTCAACGGCCACCTGCACCTGCCAACGCTGCGAGCCGCCCTCCAGCGGCATGTCGCCGAGCAGACTGTCGGTGCCGACCGTCATGATGAAACCGTGAACGCAGCCTGATGATCATCGGGCCGCCACCGAAGTTCCACGGAACTCGGGACATTCTCCACCCGGCGAGCATGTCGGCATAGGCCCATTTGGTCTCGGCTGGCGCAGAATCGACCATCGGGTTGAGTGCTTCACGCCAGATGCAGGACATCTCCAGCTCGAAGTCCTTCGAGTACGCATCGAGCTTCCGCTTGAGCAGGTCGAGCGCGGCTATCGGGCCATCGCTGTGCATCATGTGTCCGAGGTCCAGCGCGCCGATACCGAGCTTCTTCAACTGCTCCTCAGCGGCCCCCGATGGTGCGGACAGCAAGCTAATCGACATGCGCAACCGCGTCATTGCCTCTTCGGGTCGCGTGCCAGCGTCCGTCATCGTTGCGAGCGCCGCGCCGAGCTGCTGCAGCGAGATCCCAGCCTTCGCAGCGACCGGCAGGACGCCCGTGGCGAGCGATGCGGTGAGGTCCTGCATCCTCATGTCGCCCGCGCCGACGACCGCGTTGAGGATGCCCGCAGCCTGGCTGAAGTTCTTGAATCCGCCGATGCCCGACGCGATCGTCGCCGAGAGCGCGTACGTCGCCGAATCAAGGTCAGAGTTACCCACCGTGGGGAGCAGGGCCGACGTGTGCAACGCGTCCAGCGCCTTCGCGCCGCGAATCCCGGTGGATTCGATGTGGTACATGGCCGTGGCCAGTTCGTTCGGCCCCTGAGCGACCCCGCGCGTGCCAGCCATCTTGAGGATCGCGTCGTGAACCGACAGCACCTCACTGGCCGTCGCGTGCGCCTGCGTCTGGATCAGCGACAGGTTCCGATTGAACGTCAACGCCATCTTCGTCGACTCAGCCGCGACCGCCACGATCGGCAGCGTCACGTGCGTCAACATCGTGCGACCGACCTTCATCATCGGCCCGGCCATGGCTTCCATGCTCTTGCCAGCGCGAGCGAAACCAACCTCGGTCGCGGTCATCATCTTGCCCACGCCGGCACTGGCCGAGAGAGTCGCAGCGTCAATCTTCGCGCTACCCGCCTCGGTCACCATCGCGGCACGGATTCATGCCAGCCTCGAACGCGGGCATCCCCACGATGCCAATCTCGGCATACAATCTGGCGGCTTCCATGGTCATCTCAACCGCCGCCCTTCATGTTCGCCCTGCGCTTATCCTCGTACGCTTCGTAGCCGAGAAACCCGACAACCTCGTCACGCGTTTTCACGCTCAGCGAGTCGTAATAGTCGGGTGTCCAGCCAAACTCGCGCACGATGCGCCACTTCAACGCTTTACGCGGCTCCAGCAGGAAACCTGGACATCGCTGCGTCTGCTGCGCCCTCACGAATCTCAGAGAGGCCACGAATAGCCAGGAGGATGCGCGCCATGATGTTCGCGTCCCACTCGCGCATCCCGGCGATGGCTTCCGGGCCGAGCTTGGGCGATTCGATCGCGGCGACCACGGTGAGCTGGTGCAACAGTTCCCGGTCGAGCACGAACATGCCATCCGGGTTCGGCTTCGTCGCAAGCTCCACACACTCGTCGTACTCGCCGACGTTGAGCTTCCGTACGACCACCGTGGTATTCATCTCGGGAATGAACACGCTCGCGGTGACGCGCTTCGACGCTGCCGCAACGAACTCGTCGGCAGACATCTCCACAGGCCCAGCAGGCTTGCGCGTGCGAGGCTTGCGCTTCGTAGGTGTCTTGGCAGCCGCCATGCTAAGATGGTGCCCCACGTGCCGGCGCCGCTCGGCGTGAACGTGAACTCGATGTAGCACGCGCTGGTGAGGCCGCCACTGACCTTGTAGTCGGTGATCGCGCCGGAGCCTGTCCGCTTGGGCAGGCCGACAGTTGTGCCGATTGGCTCATACGTCCACGTGGTGCCCGCGACGCCGTTGAGGACGTTGATCGCATTGTGCATCGTCTGGTCGAATAGCAGCTTGCACTGCGTGGGCTTGTTGTCCGCGATCGGCGAGGGGAAGTTCGTCGATGCGGTCGCGCCCCACACTGTGGAGTCGACGGTGGGGTACGAGGTCTCGGCGGCGAAGTCGCCAACCATGTGATCGGTGACGTTGACGGCGTTGAAAAGCAGTGCGCCCCTTGAGCCATGTGTGGGAGTTGCGGTAGCCATGTTGTGACCTCTGGGTTAGCTTGGGTTGCGGGCGAAGAGCATGAGAAACGCGCAGGGATTGAACGTGCCAGTCCAAGCGCATTTCACGTAGCGATTGATCGTTGAAGACGAGGGGATGACGAGGCGCTGGCAGAATGCGACGCCGCCAGTGACGGGCGTGGCCACGGCTGAGAACGCGCCAGCGGTCACGTCGACGTACACGCCGCCCGCGGTCGCGCAGGACTGCAGATTCGGGGTGATCGACGTACCGGTCTCGCTGAGCACCATGAGGTACGCAACGCCGCCCGTGCCCGTGGGAGCCGCAGCGCCATCGTCGACGTACGTGCTCGAACCAGCTGCGGTCTCGACAGTGTCCAGGACCGGGTGCAGGACCTCGCACCAGTCGATGCCGACGTTTGACTGACTAGTGAGACTCGCGCCTACCACGTCCTGCGTCTTGTTCTCGACCTTGTAATCGTCGACCGTGCCGTACATGATGCCGGCGCTACCGCCAACGATGTCGGTGATGACGTGCGCGATGAAGCTATCTGCCTGTCCGATTGCGGCGGTCATCATGTCGTGCACCGTGCCGCCCGTGACTGCCGGGGTAGCCAGGGGGGAACTGGACACGAACATGCCGTCCGCGTTGATCGAGCCCTGAGCGCGCGGGTCGACGACGTGCGCACTGCCGGTCGCGCCGAATCCGGTGGCGTCGACGACGTTGAACGATTCCTTGGTCTCGACGTTGCGCATGAACGCAGTGAGGTCGAAGGCGTTAGCGTAGACGCGGCAGAGTGACCCGTGCTGTGGCGTGGCAGTGGCCATCAGGCAACTTCCTCTGCGAGTACGGGCTCGCCGTGGTCATGCTGCAGACTCTTGACGACCCACGCAGGCAGCGCGAGGCCGGTGTCCCCAACGGCTACGTCCGGTGTAGTCGTCGACTCCCTCGCGGCTGGGGTAGCTGAATGCGCGCAGGGCCGTGTACGTCTTGGGTGCTGCGTGCGGCTTGGCGGGCTTGGGTGTCTTCGCGGGAGGAGTCACGAACGAGAGTCGCCCGGACCGCGCGGGGATTGCTCAGGGGTGGCTGCCGATCCGAATCGGTTGCGGGCCGACTCTTGGGCACTTAGCGCATCCCCGCTCCGCACTCAAAGGGAAGTCGCACCACGCTCTGAGTGTTCCCGTCCGTCCAGCGAGTGATGCGTCACGACCCATCCCATCGAACCATCCTCGCGCGGAATCGGCTTACTGGTCGGCCCGCAGATGCAATCGTCGCTATCCGTGTCATGCTCGATCAGGTCATCCATGGGCGTGACGTGCACGCTGCCCGAGTCAACTAGTTCGGCGAGCCACATCAGACGCTGCACCAGACCCTGTACACCCCACCGCGATTGTGGAAGCGTCTGCCGCTCGGGTCGAACTCGGATAGCGAGTGCCGACGCTCCCTCCGCAAAAACATCAACGTCTTTCCGTTCGCGAGACTCAGCGCAGCGTTCTCCACCAGCGCGTGAATCCTCGCGTCAATGTCGTAGCTCACCTGCTGAATCCCGCCCGTGTTGCCCGTGTCGACGACGCCCTTGACCAGGTACAGCGCCTGTTCGCAGGGTGTCCCGCTGAAGGTCTGAATGCCAATCGCGGGCGACAAGCACTGGATCAGGACGTACGGGCACGCGGTTCCCTGCGCGGCCTGTTCCCGCCACACGCCGCCCGTGGCGAGCGCCAGCAGCGTCGCATCGCCGTGCAGCGCGAGATACAGCGCGTTCTCGAAATCCATCATTCGATGCCCACGATCTTGCGCATATTGAACGGCGTGGTCGCGGCGACTTCCTCGACCGATGGCGTCAGGAATGGTTGCGCTGGCGTGCCATCGACGCTGATCTTGTGCGCGATCGCCCACTCAGCGCCAGCCATGCCGTGCGCCGCTGCCCACGCGGCAAGCTCACCCTCAATCGCGGCCTTCGGCAACCAGTGTGCTTTCGCGCCGTACTCCACGCTGGCGCCGTAGTCACTGGCGACGTTCACGCGCGCGGTGAGTGGTGCGACGCCGGGAGCGGTCTGGATACTGTTCTCCAGCGAGCCGAGCCAATGCGGCGCTTTCTCTTTCGCGAGGGCTTCCACGTCAATCGCGGCTTTCATGACCTGCGCCTCTGCGCGCGGCAGGGCTTGCTCACCGATCAACGCGAACCTGTTGAACTCCACGGGCATCAGTCAGACCTCGCCACGAGGCAACGCGTTTCGATAGCCTGCGTGCCGCCCAGTGCGACCTCCAGGATGTTGTACGTGACGCCGCTGACCGTTGCCTGCATCGACTCGTCCACCACGGCATCCCACGGCAATACCAGTACGTACCGGGTCATGGATTCCACCGCGCCATGCTGCACGGATTCCCCACCGCGCTTGTTGAGCGTGCGATCGACCCGGCAGGCGTACGATACGGCAGCGCCAGCCGTCGCCGTTGCCAGCCCGGTCGTCGCGTCCACCGATCCACGCGTGAACACGCTCGCGGTATCCGGCATGAACCCGGCCACCGTCGCGCGCGCTGCGGTGAGTTGCGCCGTGGACAGGCTCACAGGTCATTTCCGTGGCGTGAGCGCGTCACGTAGCCCGGGCGACCACGTGGAATACGCGGGGTATCGGCACGCACGAGCTGCGCGCGACGCGGTAGTGACTTCGACCGTAAATCCTTCGACATGGCCAGCAACCGATCGACAGCCTGGCTAACCTTGAATTCGTCAGCGGCACCCGTCTTGAAATCGAACTGCAGCGCGCGATTATTCGCCATCCATAGGCAGACTTCGGCGGCCGTGGCGTACACGTCGTAGCTGTAGCAGGTGAGGAAGTGGCTACCGACGGTTTGCTGCGTCACGGTGAACGTGATACGCCCGTCTTCGGTCATGGTCCAGCCGGTGATGTCCACGCCGTGCCCGTCGACCATGTGCGTGCCGGGACCGCGCGCTGTATCACTGCACGGTTCGACGATGCCCCACACGCCCGCGACACCCTCAAGATAGACGAGCGTGCCGCCAGTGCCGATCTGCGGGTCCCACTGCAGCACCGTGTCGATGGTGACGCATACGGTTGCGACCAAGCTCAAGGTCGATAGCTGCGTCGCTGACCTCGCTGGATAATGCGCCAGCGGCGAGGGCGCGTACGCGAGCGATGAGGCTGGTATTGATCGTTTCGTCAGCCACCTACTCGCCCTTCTAATGATGTGACCCGCCCCAGCGAGGGTGGACAGGGACTGGGACGGGTCACGTGTTGCAGTGCAGGGATCAGGTGGGAACCTTCGTGTCGAGTGTGATCTTGCAGCCACGCGCGGGGTGAGCGACACCGTACGCGTAGTGTGCGACTTCGTTCAGCTCGGTCTTACGACCCTTGGGCGAGCGGAAGGGCTCGATGTAGGGCGCGGTGCGCTGGTCGTGAACGAGCGAACTGGACGGGTACATCGCGCCGATTGAGTTGTTGTTGACATCGATGGCGATGTTCGAGCTGGTGACCATGTGGAAGTTGCCGAGGCTACCGACGTAGTAGTCACTGGCCAGCGCCTCGCGCATGACCTCCGGCGTGTTCTTAATCGACGCTTCGAGCGACACACTCTGGCTGAGCGTGTACCACACATACTCGTGCATGGTGCACCAGAACGGGCCAGCGACACCAGCATTCTTGAGCTTCGCCTGAGCTGCGAACAGTCGAGCGAACGCGGGAGCAGTGCCACCATCGAGAACGGCTCCAGCAGTGCCGATACTCATCGTAAACGCTGAGAATGTGCTGCCGAGGTCTGTGTCGATCTTCTGTGCCATTGCGAGGCCGAGGTCGTCACCAGCGTCGACCCAGATTGTCGGGTCGGTGCGAACGGCGAGGTCGTGCAGGATGTACTGCGCGCCAACTTCGCCCGGGGTGATCACAGCGTCCGAGCTCTTGGTGAGCGTGGTGCTCGTCAGGTCGGCACCCTCGGCGACGGATGCAGCGGTTGCACCGGATCGGCTTGAGAATGTGCGGCTGGCGACATCGATCTTGTCGGTGTACATGCGCGCGGTCTGCATGATGGCAGCCTCGGCACGCAACGCGAGCAGGCTCTGGTCGTAGATCAGGGGGTACAGCCCTGCGAGTTGTGCTGAAAGTGTATCGGCCATGACGGGTTATCTCCTGGCGGTCAGATGATTCGGACTCCGCCGCTTTCCCACCATGGCGTTGCCGTTGAATCGCGGCCTGCGCGGTTCGCTGCGAGTCGTTCGGCGTCACTGAGTTTCGTGCCGCCGTTGCTTCGCTGTTGGCTCATGGGGGATTGAGTCGGAATGGGGGTCTTGCTGATGAGGTTCGGGTGTGCAACTGCGAGCGCGTCCAGCACGGTCGCTGCGTCTGTCGGATTGCCGTCATCGCCGAACGTGACCTCATCACCAGCGAGCTTCAATGCGAGCGCGGGATCAATCCCGACACGTACTGCCTCTGCGGTGACAGCTGCCTTGAGCGCGTTGGCTTTGGCGTTTGCCTCGGCTTTCGTGGCGCGGTCGGTCGCATCGGTTGCGGCTTTCTGTGCCTGCTCAAGTTCGCTGAGCGATGCTGTCTTGCGGGCGTCTTCGGCGTCTTGGAGAACCTTGAGCGCGGCTTTCGCTGCGATGGCCTCCTTGTTCGCGCTCTTGCTCGCCTTTGTGGCTGCGTCGTCGATCAGTTTCTGGATTTCGGGCGGGTGCACAACCGTGGGCGCTGGCTCAACCGGGGGGGCTGGTGCCGGTGCTGCAGGTGTGACGGGTGGGGTGGCCGCCTGGGCCTCTGCTGCAGTTGCCGCCGGGGCTGCTGCTGCGTCTGTGGTGTCAGTCATGCAGGGGAGTCGCGATGAATCGCGTGCCCGTGCTCATGGTATAATGCGAGACATGATCGAATGCCCGCCCATCGCCGAGCTTGCCCAGCACGCCTGCTCAGATTGCGGGCAGTCCGCCACGGCGAGCGTGCGCGAGGGCAATGACTTGCGCGTCCACTGGGACTGCGGGCGCTTCGAGTTGCTTGTGGGCGCGCTGTCCGCGACGTGCAACGTCCACTTCCCGAGCGTTGAGCGACCCTGCGGCGGCTCGTGGTATCCGACTTTCAAGGGATGGACCGGATGAGCGGCATGGACGACATCGCCTCACAGTCATGGATCTGCCCGGCGTGCGGCGATCGCATGTACGTCTCCGACGCCGACGCGGGCATCCCGTCGGCGTGGAACCGCTGCTGCTCTCCCGAATGCGGCAATCGAATGAGCGGCATCGTCGAAGCCAACCCGTCGCACCCGAAGGCGCTGGCATGGGAGGCCATGGACGCTCGGATAACAGCAGCGTACGCTGAACGCGACGCGGCGCAGGCGGCATGCGATCACAACTGGCAGGACGAACCGAAAGACCGACTCACCCGCCGCGTGTTTCACTCTTGCGGATTGAACGAACAGGGCGAGTTGGAGATGGGCGAGTTTGCGGCGCTCGAATGCACGATCTGTCACGCCGCTAAGCCGGGCGCGCGGCTGCACTAGCCAGCGCCTGTTTCCTCGACGCCACGCTACGGGTAGTGCCCCATTCCGCGCTGTGCCGCTCGTGCACGAGGTCTTTCAGCGTGATCTTGCCGCTGGAATAGAGCGCGTACTTGCTCGAGCCCGAGGATCGCGAGCTGCTCAGCGTCACTCAGCGCGGCGAACACGTCCTCGCCCGGCTGGATGCCCATCGACTCAGCGGTGGTGGCGCCTTCCCCGTCGGGCTCGCCGTCCCAGCCGACCGTGGTGTGAATCTGCATGCACAGACAGTTCGGGTGGCTGTCCATCTCGGCATCGGCAGGGAATGTCTGCCCGCTCATGGCGTAGCACGCCGCGCACGTATTGCTGCCCGCGCTGCACTCCCATACCCACCCGGTGACGACGCCGGACGCGACGCCATTGGCGCCCACGCGGTACATGTTATCCGTGTAGAACTGGGTCGAGCTGGTCCGGTACGCCCGCATAATCTCGGTGCGTGCGATCGTCGCGGCCCTCGCTTCCGGCACGCCCACGACGTTCTGCGTGATCTCCCGCGCGACCCGCATCGGGTGGTAGCCGCGCACGACGCCCTGCACGAGCGTGTCCCCGATGCCCTCGATCTGCTGCGCTGAGAGCGCCTTGAGGCCGTTGAATGGGCTCGACGGGCGGAACATCGCGGCCATGTTGCTCGCAGCGCGCACTGGCACCATTCTGAGCGCGTCCGCAGCGCGCACTGGCACCATTCTGAGC